TATCGACCGGCAGATGCAAACAGAGATGATATAGAAACACATCCTGATGTGATAGTTGACCCCTCAGCACCTTTGTACACATCAGCGCTGAGGGTAATACCAGAGCTAAAATTACGATTAGAGGGAGTAACGGTACTAGCAGCACTGATTAAAGTGCCCGATGTTGGGTTACGTTCAATTTCAACCAAAGTGTCAGCCGTAGTTGAAGCGTTAGTAGTATTGCCTAATAAATAAATAACGCTATCAACTACTAGCACTTCATCAGCATTATTTTTTAGATAAAGAAGAGATGATTTGTTAGCAGATGTAAGAGTAATAGTGCCGGGATTGATATTAAATCCACGCCCTCTATTGGTGAAAAATTCACTTTCTGTCGCTGTATCACTTTTAACAGATATTCGATTAAATTCATCGACTTTAGCGACATACCCTTTACCAGTTCCACCGGTTATTTGCACGCCCATTTAGTTTTCCTCTAATGTTTCTAATCTAAATTCTACTATAATTTCAAGATAGAATTTTATAGACTTTAGTAATTCGATAACCTCTGTTAACTGGGTCTTCTCAAATTTTACTGACAAATTACCGCCCTCATCTGTAGCAATTGAATTATCACCATCATTGCCGTAGATCGAGATTGCTAACTTGTCACCATCTAATTCAGGCTCAATTGAACCGATATTTATTTGGTCTTTAGGGTCTATGTTAATTGGCAAGAATAAATCTCCAAAGATTAACTAACCAATACCAGAATGTTAAATACCAGGGGAGTTTTATATTACCGATAAAAATATCACGCCCTAAAAAATTACGTCCTACAATGTGAATAGATGACGATTGACCTGAGACTGATATGCCCTGAGATTGAATAGCCGTCACTTGATGTATTGTGTTAGTGGATTTTTTAGCAAATAGATTAAGCATATCAGATAGCTCTAAGTTGCCAGTAAGAACGAAAGGCGGATGCTGTATTGTCTATCGAGAATACCACATCCGCCACATTTCCTACCAATTCTATGCTAAAAGCCGAGCCTGAGTCCTCAGAGATTACAAAATCTGTCCAGTAGTCGTAGTTGATACCTCTATCTGCTGATTGACGTATACGTAAGCCGGAAGCCGCTCTGGTTGAGGCTGAACAATATACCATTCCAACCAATCGGCCATAACCGTGACAAACGAAAGAGCCTGAATTAGCACTTGCTGAAAGCGAACTTGAAGTCTCCCAGACGACTTGCGGATTTTGAGCATGAATTTTTGTCACTGTTCATTACTTAAACACAAGATAACTAACGGTTACATCAGCAGATGCGCTATTGTCACTAGCGGCGGTGTTGTGCCAACTAGCAGAGATACCACCTGTAATGGCACAGGCTGACAGTAAAACCATAGCAGATGGTGCATTGGTATGAACTTGTACAAATAGATTATCACCGGCTGACACATTGGCTACTGCTAATGAGGCTGACACAACAGTACTATCTGCTACAGCCGATGGACAATTGATGCAAGCGGAGCCGTATAACAAATCATTAAGTTGCGTACCTAGTGAACCGGTTACAACTCCGCCGGTAGCATAAAACAGAGAGCGTTCTTTTACTGACATATTAACTCTCCTTAGTTAGCGGTGCAGTCGCTCATAATTCCGCCAGCGTCTGAGGCGGTGATTAGTTCGTCTGTCCATTCTTCCGCTTCGATAATGTTACGATGCCGCATATCTTCACGGTAATTGCGGATTGAGCGGGTTCCCCATCGAATGGTGTAACCCGCTGCCGGTTCTTCTAATGCCGGAGAACTCGGAACATATCCTACCCAAAGCATATCACCCCAAATATCCGTAAGAGAGGCGGCTTGCCCTTCTTCGGCAGTGTCCTTGCGAGCTTTGCCAATTAGAACTTTTTCAAAGTTAAACCAACCCATCAAGTCAACAGGCTCAACCTTACCACCTTCACGCTGGTACTTGACCCGATCAACCAGGTCGGGGTGATTGCGAAGGGCTTGCCATACTTTCCGGCCAATAATACACACGTTAGCCGGGCGTAGAATTTGCCCTTCGACATCGTGTACCAGGTTATCAATGTCTCCCCAAGCATCTGACACATCGTTGTCCCATTTAGTGCCAGGATTAGAAGCAGTAGCCCAGTTTGTAGAAGCGGTGATGAGAGCAGCTACTCTATCTTCCATTCCTAGCATAAGACCGTCTGTGACAAAATTGGTAGCTGTCACCATTGGACGCAGCGGGTTATCAGCGTTATCGCGTACCTCATCAGGCACTTGTTTGGCTAACGAATAGTTGAGGCAGATATAGGAGCCGGTAGAGATTGAATAATCAACTAACGGAGCAGCATCACCAGGCGCACGTTTGCCAGTGCGTACCCTTGCCCACGCTGATTTGTCAAAGTTAAAATACAGGTCGGATTGGTTAGGGACTTGAACGGTAGCAAATACTTGATCTGCAATGTAGAATGTGTTTTTATAAGCAATCGAAATGTTAGTTAACGGACGATTAACATGTACATCTCGTCTGGTTGGTCTAGGCATAATACACCTCGCTTAAAATCTGTGATTGTTTCTTCATAGTTTTGTTATCCCTCCGTTACGGTGTATTATCAGTGTAAATTGGCGTAGTTGGTTGCCAAATCATATCAATTAGGACACTAGCACCAGATGATACTGCCTTGAGCGATTGTCCAAAGCCGTTGCTAGCAGCCACTATTGCTTGACCATTAGAACCAGCGGTTAGCCAATCGCCTATTGCAATAGCGCCGGCAGTAGCATCGGCATAGACCTTAACACGGCCACTGGCAATGATTAAGCCAACATCTCCACTGGCCGGATCATCATAGAGGATGCCAATAGGAGCCGGGCCACTTGCGCCAGTTGCGATGTTAAAGTTGTCAGTGCCACCGGCGTGTTTGACAAAGTGATAAATCCAACTGTTAGCGTCACCGCAAGCTGATAAAGAGAAAGTAACTGCATTACCTTGACTAAAAGCCGTCATGATTATTTACCCCCCATTGCCTGAATATCCCAAGATTTAAGAAGTTCGGCCTGGTCATCTTCCGAAAGAGACAGAAGAGCTTCTGCGGGATTATCAGACTTTGCAATTTTATCTTCGATAGTGACTTGCTCAGGTGTTCGGCTTGTACCAATTTCACTATAGAGAATGTTAGTTTTTGCTAGTTGACGATCTACAGTCACTAAAAGACTTTCTAACTTTTTGTAATCATCATCCTCAAGAGCATTAGCAGCTTTTAACAAAAGGCTAGATTTTTCTTCAATGCCAAGCGGAAGCATTTGGAGCTTAGAGGCTTTTTCGATAAACTCTCGGCGTTGACGTTCTGATTTTTGTAGGTCACGATCTTGGCGGAGAGCTTCAATTTCAGATTGAGCTTTGGCTAAATCCTCTTGCAAGGTTTTGTTAGCTTTTTCAATCTCATGAAACATATCTTGATACTGATTACGAATAAGGCCAACCTCTTCTTTAACAATTTCGTGAATTGCTAATTGGTTAGGAACCTGGCTAGTGTTAACAATCGGTTGATCTGATTTACTCATTGACATTTCCTCTTCTTCGTCATCTTCTTCTGTATCATCCTCTTCACCCATCATTGGAGGTTTGCCACCGCTAGGTTTAGCCTTAGCCTTAGATTTGTTATCGGCTTTTTCAGGTTTATCGGCTTTGGTCACGAAAATAGACTTTAGCTTTTCTACCCAAGTTTCTGGCATTGCATCAGGCAATTGATCTTTTGCCACTTCTTCGATGGTAATTTCATCGGTCATATTATTACCTCGTGATTTTAGTAATATAAAGTTAGTTCCGACTTCCTGACCATCGTTTGAGACGGCAGCAGATGATACCAAACCAACGCTGTCGATAATGATGTCTGAAAGCTCGAATTGTTGCTGTTCCATAGGATTTGTTAGAATAAAAAATTTGGCGAGTAGATTATGATGCGGTCTACTCGCCAAATTTTGATTTTACCCCAAGATGGGTGCGGTTATTTTGTTATTGTTAATTTAACATATTATTTATGCTATGTCAAGTGAGTTTCTGATAATATTAAGTGAGTTTCTTGCGAGTTCCACGTCCTTTGATTGAGTAGCCTTTGAACTCGCCTTTTTCGACTGATTGCCATAACTTTTTATTGAGTATTTTGGTAGCTAGTACCCAGTCGCCTTCTTTGATGAGGACACCGTTTAATTGAAAATCTACGGGAGCTAGATAGCTTTCGACTACTGCCAGGTCTTGACGAGGGATTAAATACTGGTGTTGATAGTCGTATCGTTGACTGTCAATCATAAAGGAGTG